GATTTAACTGAAGGAACTTTTACAGTTACTTTAGTAGCAGCTAATCTATCAGATGATGTTACACCTTTTGAATTAGAAACAATTTCCGAAGGTGCAGTAATGAATACAGGAACAACTGAATTAACAGGTGGTGCCTTATCAACTGGTTCAGCAGAAAATGTTCGTTGGTCCATCCCTTCAGTAAACACAGCCTCAGGAACATTTAGTTTAGTTATCCGTAGAGGTAATGATAATACAAACCAACAAGTAGTATTAGAACAATATAATAATCTATCATTAGATCCATACCAACCAAATTACATATCAGCCCAAATTGGTGATATTAGTAAAAATTTAGTTCAGGAAGGAGCAGATTCCTTTATCCAAGAATCAGGATCTTATGCTAATTTATCAAGATATGTAAGAGTAAAATCAGTAAATTTAAAAACACCTAATTATTTCGATAATAATGGTCAAGCAAAATCTCAATTTACAGGTTCTTTACCAGCAGCATCCTCAGGTTCATTTAATGGAGCAGATGGAGAAAATATAACAACTGCTACTTCTGGAAGAGTTGCTAACTTTTATGGAAACATAGGAAATGGTGCTGCATTTGATACACAAGGATTAACTGGTAGTAATTATGATAACGCAATTGCTTTATTAGGGAATGTAGATGAATACCAATATAATGTTATTAGTACTCCTGGATTACTTAACGCAACTCACGCGACACAATTAACTAATGTATTATCAAATACAATCCAAAGAGGTGACGCAATCGCGGTATTAGATTTAGTAAAATATGGTAGTTCAATAGCATCAGTTTCTCAAGCAGCTTCTGCTTTTGATAATAGCTATGCTTCAACATATTGGCCTTGGGTACAAATGATTGATCCACAAACAGGTGAATTAGTTTATTCTCCTGCTTCAACGGTGATTCCTGGGGTGTATGTATTTACAGACGCTTCAAGTGAACCATGGTTTGCACCTGCTGGATTAACTAGAGGAGCTTTAGGTCAAGTAGTTAGAGCTGAAAGAAAATTATCTGCAACTAATAGAGATACTTTATATGAAGCCAATGTTAACCCCTTAGCAACTTTCCCACAATCTGGAGTAGTTGTATTTGGTCAGAAAACATTACAAAAACGTGCTAGTGCTTTAGATAGAGTAAATGTACGTAGATTGTTAATTTCTCTTAAAGGATTTATATCTGGAGTAGCTGATAATTTAGTATTTGAACAAAATACAATTGCTACAAGAAATAACTTCTTAAGTGTAGTTAATCCATATTTAGAAGGAGTACAACAACGACAGGGATTATACGCTTTTAAAGTAGTAATGGATGATACCAACAATACACCATCCACAATAGATAGAAATGAATTAGTAGGTCAGATTTTCTTACAACCAACTAAAACAGCTGAATTTGTAATCCTAGATTTCAATGTACTACCAACTGGAGCAACATTTCCAGCGTAAGAATTAAAAAGATAAATATTTATAATAAAATAAAAAAATAAAATGGCAGTATTAGATCCTAACGAAATATTTTTCACCGCTTTTGAGCCAAAACAAGCAAACAGATTCGTCATGTATATTGATGGAATTCCAGCTTATTTAGTAAAAGAAGTAGGGGCTGTAACTTTATCACAAGGTACAGTTGAATTAAATCATATGAATGTATCAAGATATGTAAAAGGAAAATCCACTTGGGATCCAATTTCTTTAACATTATTTGACCCAATTACACCATCAGGAGCACAAGCAACTATGGAATGGGTACGTCTTCACCACGAATCAGTTACTGGTCGTGATGGGTATAGTGATTTCTATAAAAAAGATCTTACTTTTAACGTACTAGGACCTGTAGGAGATATTGTATCTGAATGGATTATAAAAGGTGCATTTATTACAAGTACATCATTTGGAGATTACAACTGGGATACTGTAGATACTGCTCAAAATATTAGTATAACGGTACAACCCGATTACTGTATTTTAAATTTCTAAAAATTTTACCCACCCCTGATTTAGAAAATAGCTTGCCTTAGGGCAGGCTTTTTCTTATTTTAAAAATTATGTGGAGATGTAATAAAAGTTTATTATATTAATATTTATAAATGCACAAAAACGTTATTAACAAATAAAGATTATGTCTAAATTTAAAATACCTACTGAAACAGTAACATTACCATCAAAAGGACTTCTATATTCAAAAGACCACCCATTAGCTAGTGGTAAAATAGAAATGAAATACATGACTGCTAAAGAAGAAGATATTCTAACTAATTCAGCCTATATTAACGATGGATCAGTGATTGATAGAGTGTTAAAAGCATTAGTAATAACTGAATTTAATTGGTCTGATTTATTAATTGGAGACAAAAATGCTATTATGGTAGCAGCCCGTGTTTTGGGTTATGGTAAAGATTATACTTTTAACCATAAAGGAAAAAAAGAAACAGTTGATTTAACATCATTAAAAGATAAAGAACTTAATAATGATCTATATACTGAAGGGGTTAATCAATTTTCTTTTACCCTCCCCCACTCGGGCAATGTAGTTGAATATAAATTACTTACTCACGGTGATGAAACAAAAATCCAAAATGAGTTAAAGGGGCTAAAAAAGATTAATAAAGATAACGTTCCTGAAGCTACAACTAGGTTAAAACATATGATTATATCAGTTGAAGGAGATTCTGAAAGAAAAACAGTAAGAGAATTTGTTGATACTTATTTGCTAGCACGAGATGCTCGTGCACTTAGAGAAAATATATTAGCAACACAACCAGACGTAGATCTGACTTTTTTTCCCGAAAACGGAGATGACGGGGTTAGTATCCCCATTGGAATTATCTTTTTTTGGCCTGACGCTTAAAACAGTCCCCAAAATTAGACAAAATTTATTTAGACAAATCCACGAAATTGTTTTTCATGGTAAAGGAGGATATGATTGGCATACTGTATACAATATGCCAATTTGGCTTCGTAAATATACTTTTAAACTTATAAAAGATTTTTATGAGGATGAGAAAGAATCTATGAAGGCAAGCCAACAGGGTAAAGATAAACAATCTCTTATTAACACTGAAGGTAAAGTAAGCACTCCTAATTTTAAGAATACAACTAGTTATAAATAAAAATAAAAATATTTAATATTTATAATAAAATATCCTAATGGTAAACCTTGATGAATCAGCTGAACAAGCAAGAGCTCTAAAAGAAGAATTTGTACTTTTAGAATCAGCATTAACTTCTATAGGGAGTTCAATAAAAGCTGATTTATTAGTAAATTTAGGGTTGGTTAATGAAGAATCTAAAGATTTAGTTAGAAGTGTTGGTAAAGATATTGGTACTGCTATTTCTAATTCAACTAAACTTCTTGACACACAAGAAGCTCTAATTAAAAAGATTAATAAAGGGGTTAATGTTGAAAAAGAACTTCAAAAGGAAATTACAAAAGTTCAGAAAAATAAAACAGCTATACAAAGAAAACTTAGTGTTTTAAAATTAGAAGGTGTTACATTAGATGAAGAAGAAGTAAAAGCTTTAGAAGAACAATTAGGTATACAAGAAGATATCCTTAATGAAATGGGAGCCCAAAATGCAGAAATGCAAAAAAGCAAATCCTTAACTTCTTTAGTAGGTGATTCTCTTGGAAAATTTGCCGATGAATTAGATAAATCTGGTACCCTATCTAAACTATTAAAAGGTAATTTTGCAGAAGTTCTATCTGTATCTAGAATGGGTGAACTAGCCATGCTAGCTATTGCATCTGCTATTCTCGCAGGTAGTAAAAATATGGCAATGCTATCCCAGGAAACGGGAATGTCAAAAGACCAGGCTCTAGCCCTATCTAAATCATTAAATCAAACTGCTATTGATTCTGAAAATGTGGCTTTTACTGGCGCAAAAGCACATAAAGCATTTAAAGGGTTAACTGAACAAACTGGTCTAACTGCTGAATTTGGGGGTCAAACATTAGAGACCTTCTCTATGTTAACTGGTAAGCTTCATATGGCTGAAGATGCTGCATCTTCTTTAACTATGATGGCTAGGATGCAAGGGAAAGAAACTGAACAAATTGTTGCTGATACTGCCGAAACAGCACAAAATATTGCAAATTCGGCTGGAGTTGGAATTAATTTAAAAGGGGTTTTAAATGATGTTGCTAGTACAAGTAATTCTATAAAAGTATCCTTAGGATCTAACCCTGAAGCATTAGCAGAAGCAGCAGCAAATGCCGCCTTATTAGGTACTAATCTATCAGGAGTTGATGCAATAGCAAGTAGTTTATTAGATTTTGAACAATCTATAAAAAATGAATTAGCAGCTGAAATGTTGTTAGGAAAAGATCTTAATTTTGAAAAAGCAAGACAATTAGCTTTAAATAATGATTTAGTAGGGTTATCTGAAGAATTATTAAATAATGAAGAATTAACTAATACCTTTGCAACTGGAAACAGAATGCAACAAGAAGCAGCAGCAGCTGCTATAGGGATGAGTAGAGATGCTATGGCCGATCTGGTGATGAAGCAACAAATGAACAATCTATCAGCACAAGAATTTAACGCTATAAATGGTGTGGGTGCTTACGAACAAATGCAAGCAGTTTCAGCTCAAGAAAAATTGCAGTTATCTATGGAGAAAATGAAAGACTCAGTTTCACAAATTGGTTTAGCATTTGCTCCTTTTTTAGATGGTGTAGCTAAAATGGTTTCATATTTAGCTCAAGCAAAAGGGTTTTTAATACTTATGGGTGGTATATTAGCAGGTTTAGCTGCTAGACAAGCTATTTTGGCAGCAATATCATTAAAAAAAGCCATATTTGAAATATATGCAAATAATTCAAAATTGGGTCCTATAGGTATAGCAGCCGCTACAATAGGAGTTGGTACCATGATGGCTATAGCAAATACAGAAACAGCTGATGATATGATCGCTCCTCCAGGATATGGAGATAGAATTTTATCTTCACCAAAGGGGTCAATTGCATTAAATAATCAAGATACTGTAGTAGCAGGAACCAATTTAGGTGGTGGGGGAGGTAATAGTATGAATGAAACAAACGCCTTATTAAACCAAATACTTAACAAACAAGGTACAGTAAAAATGAACGCTACTAGTGTTGGTACAGCATTTAGTGTAAATTCACGACAAATACAATAATTTAATATTTATAATAAAACAATAATTATGGGACTTTTAGACAAATTACAAACACAAGGGGGTTCAATCTTATCCAATTTAAATGGATCAACACCTTCAACACCAGAATTTTCAACATCTACATTACATGACACATATTCAGTAGATGGTTCTCCAAAACTTAATGGCAAACCCGCTCCATCTAATTTAGATTCTGGTGACCCAGTAAAATACTTAGATAATCTACCTAGATAATAAAATATGGGGCTTTTAGATTTAACAACTGACCTTAAATCATTAAGGTATGGACGAGACCGTATAGGTGGTGGTGATAGTAGAGAACCTTTTATCACTAAATCCATTGACAGTACTCCTGGAGATACTGGTGGTCCTGATTTTCTTTTAAGAGCAAATACTTTACAGCATGTAGGAGATGACTTATCTAGAATGGGTCAATTTTTAATATCCCCTAAAGGGTTACAATTTGCAGCAAAACAAAATATTTTATCTCGTACTTCGGTAAAAATCCAATCAAGTTCAGACACATCTTTTAACCCCATAAATGATGGGGTGTATTTACCTACCTCAACTCTAGCCCAATTAGCAGTAGGATCTGCAGGTTCACATTTATTAAAACAAGGGTTAAATCCCTTTAAAAATACTTCACAATCTGGTGCTAATACAGGCATTGGGTTACTAGATGATATATTAAATGCTGAGCTTCCTTTAGAACAACCTATATATGTAAATAGAGTTAATAAAGCGCAATCACCTTCAACAAATAGACTAGTAAATTTAGTTGGGGCTAAAATAGGAGTAGCACAAACCAATTCTAATAATTCTATTGACACCTTTTTAAGTTCTTTAACTGGAGGGGGTATAAAAGGGTTTGGTGCTGGTTTACTTAATAACTTATTTGGTAAAAATAGTAATAGTGGGTTAGGAATAAATGACAACCAACAAGAAATATTAAGATATAACGGAGGCCCAGGTTCTATTTTAGGAGTAGGTCAAACTACTATAAAAAGAGCTACTAATACTCAAGATCATAGTACACCTGGAAGTTATTTACTAAACTATTCTACCATAACAGGCAAAACAGGTGACGGTGTTTACAGCACCTCAACCCCAAAGGGTATAACGATGGTCGATTTTAGATCCGATTTACTTGGTGCCCAAAAAGAGGGTATATATAAGGATGTTTTATCAACTTCTTTAACTTATACTGAACCAAAACAAACTTTAGGGGGAAGAGTTAATATGGGTGATCCTGGTAGAAAAGGAAGAAATCTTATTAATTATACTATTGGAGTACAAGAAGGTGGTAAATCAACAGGCCCCTTAGATAAAATTAATGCTTTACCTTTATATCAACAACCACAAATGATAACTGATACATCAGTTATTAATGATTTAGTTAAATTTAGAATTGGTATACTAGATAATAATAGTACACAAAATAATAAAACTTATATTCATTTTAGATCATTTATAGATTCATTCTCCGATAATTATAGTGCAAATTGGGGTAGTGAAAAGTTTATGGGAAGAGGAGAAAAGTTTTATAGATATGGGGGGTTTGATAGAACAATAAGTATGGCTTGGACGGTTGCAGCTTTATCTATTGATGAATTAATTCCTATGTACCAAAAATTAAATTTTTTAGCTTCAAGTTTAGCACCTGATTATAGCCCTCAAGGATATATGCAGGGGAATATTGCATATTTAACTATGGGTGGGTATTGTTATGAACAACCAGGAATAATCACGAGTATGAATATTTCTCCAATGAAAGAATCTCCATACGAAACCAATTTAGATAGTGCAACAGGTAAAGGAGATGGAGGTAAAAAAACAAAAGAATTAGCAATGTATGTAAATGTTACAGGGTTTAATTTTATTCCCCTTCATAATTTTGTCCCAAGAATACAAAAGAATACATACTTTGGTGAAGACGTTGAAGGAGCAGGTGGTGGTAAATATATTTCTAAATTTGGTAAAGAAAGATTTATATCATTAAAAAATGCAGTAAATAATAATTATGCATCAAATAATTTTACAAGACCGGCCCCTAAAGAAAATCAAGAAAAAACAGATCCAACTCCTAATAATACAGAAAAATCCCAAGGAACAAACACATCAAATCCATTTTCTTAATAAAAAGTAATGAGCAGATACAACACAACAAACCAATACAGAAATACTCAAAGACGTCCTTATTATGGTTCAACAAAATATCCTGTTGTGCCTTTAAGTTCTAGTGATATATATGTTATTACTCAGGAAGATGACAGGTTTGATCAATTAGCTCAACAGTATTATGGGGATTCTAAATTATGGTGGGTTATAGCATGTTCTAACCCAAATTTAAAACAAAATTCATATTTTCCACCTGTGGGAATTCAAATAAGAATCCCAACAGATATTGCTCAAGTAATAAATCAACAGGAATTAATAAATGCAAGATAGTTATGACAGGAAATTTAATTGGAGAAAATTTTGACCCTTATGTCTTTGAACAAATTAACCAAAGACAATTACTTTATGGTAGAGGCTATGAGGGTGGGGCATCTACAAATATAACAACAAACGAACTTTCCTTAATAAATAATAATAGTTCTTTTTTAAAACTAGCATCTGGGGTTAACATTTTCCAACCCCAACCTGAAGTAACAAAAAGTGATGAAGTTGAAGGTCTCCAAAATGAGAATGTACCTATTGTGGGTCCAATAGAGTTTTCACCCACAGAATTATTTTCCACAGCCCCAACCCCACAACTAACACAAACGGATGAAACGGCAGTTAAAAACAACAATAAATTAATAGATGATATCAATGATCAGATAAAAAAAAATAATGCTAACCAATTAAAGGGGGCATTAAATAAACTAAAGAATTTAGGGTTTAGCCCTAAAGAAATAGAATCCTTTAGAAATGGTAATGCTTTAGCTAAAAGCGCTGTTTTATTTAATGGTTTATCTTCTCTATCCGGTACTACACTAAAACAAAGAGAGGGTATTGCAGAAAGTTTAAACGTATGGAATTCTTCAAGTGTTTATGGTTTAGGGGGTAATAAATTTGGAAAACAACCAATGCCTGGATTAATTTCTGCCGATATAAAATGTATAAATAGGGGTTCTATAAGAAGTGCTAATATAAAAATTAAGGCATATAACCAATTCCAATTTAATTTGTTAGAATTACTTTATATGAGGTTAGGGTATACTATGTTATTGGAGTGGGGTCATGTAAATTATTTAGATCAAAAAGGGAAAAAACAAACTATAGGTACAACTTTAACAGAAAAATCATTTTTTAATAATGAAGACAAAGACCAAAGAGAGGTATTAGATGAAATACAAGACCAAAGAATAAAATATCAAGGAAATGTTGACGCTTTTTTTGGAAGGGTTACTAACTTTAGTTGGAAATTTTCTTCTGATGGTACTTATGATATTGATTTAGAATTATATACCTTGGGGGATGTAGTTGAATCTTTAACAGTTAATGTTCCTGTATCAACTCCATCATCTACTGGTGAGAATGCTTTAAAAGTTGTAGGTAATTATACTATACTAGATAAATGGATGGATAGTTATATTGCAACATATGGGGAAAATGCTGTATCTGGTGGGGGTAAATACATAAATATTCCTTCTATTAACTACGCTCCGGGAGGACGTGTTTATAAACAATTAGAAGGGTGGGACAAAGATAATAAGTATTATTGTACTTTTAAAGAATTACTATCAAAAATAGTAGAACATTGTATTCCATTAGTTGTGGGAAAAACAACTTATCCCATGGTTAACTTTGATTTAGGTGAAAATCTTAATATAGTAAGTGCTCAACCTAATCAAATCTCATTTGACTTAGAAAAAGTTTTCATCAAACCCGATTTATATATCCCTAATCTTACACCTTTAGCAACTTTAAAACAAGATTATTTAAAAACATATTTTGTAAAAGATAAAGATAATGATAATGATTTATATTATGGTCAAATAATGAATTTATATCTTAATTTTAAATTTATAAAATCATCACTTATAAAAAATATAGATTCTGATGGGAATTTAGGCCTTTATAATTTTTTAGTTAGTATATGTGATGGTATAAACTCTTCTTTAGGAGATGTTAATAAAATCCAACCCATTATAAAAGATGGAAATACTATAGTAATTATAGATCAAGTTCAACCTAAAGGTAATTCCACTATTATAAAAAAACTAATCCCTACAGTTGAACAACCAAAATCATATCCTTTGGAGTTATATGGGTTTAATGGTAATAAATCAAACTTTATTTTTGACTTTTCTTTCGAAAGTAAAATTGATTCTAAATTATCAACTTCCCTAGCTATTGGTGCTACTGCAGGTAATTCTCAAACATCATTAACTGATGGTACTGCTTTTTCTACCTGGAATACTGGACTACAAGATAGGTTTTCAAAACAAATCATTCCGGCCTCAAATACAATTGATGAAGCCGCTTTAATTGAAGCTGAAAAAAAAGAAACAGATATAAAACTTGAAGAATTATGGGCAGGAGATAATACCTTCGGACATTTTGATTGGTTTGGTGATGATACCCGATCAGGAACAATAGGAAGATTTTCATTTAAAAGACTCACCCTCCCAGAATTTAAAACAAAATACACCCAATTTATAAACCAAAATCCAATTCTACAAACAAAAGAAGATTTTGAATCAGCACCTAAGGGACTAAACTATGCCTCTTTGCTAGCAAAAAATATTGGTGGTACATTAGCCCAAGGTATAGCTTATAACGAAAATGATGCTACTTATTTAAATATTGTAGATAAAAATAATTATTCCCAATTAAAACAATATTTTAAAAGTTATATCCAACAAAGAGATGAAAAGATATATAGAATAACAAATACTGCTTCTCAAAGAGAAGGTTTTATACCACTTTCATTAAATATAACCTTATTAGGTTTATCTGGTATAAAAATATATCAAAAACTTCCTATAGTTACTAAGTTTCTCCCAAGCCAATATTTTACAAAAGAACAAGATACTCTTAATTTTATAATACAAAACGTAGACCATAGTATATCTAATAATAAATGGGAAACTAAAATTTCCACCTTAAGTATACCACCATCAGCAACAACAAATGTAAATATAATAGATGATACTTTATTCTCATTTTTAGGAGTAGATGGTCCCAATAGTTTCGATTCTTACGTTAAAGCAACAGCTTGGAGTGCTTGTTTTATTTCATATTTAGCATCTTCAAATAATGTACGCTTCCCAGTTTTTGCGGCACATTGGCAATATTGTCAATCTATTAGGGCCGGAAATGAAGGTTGGACTTCTTTTGATCCTAGAGAAGCATCACCTTCTTCAACTTATAGTGCTAAAAAAAGACAACTTTCCAGTCGGACTGAAAATAATAAAGATACAGTGTATGGTGATAACTCATATAAATCTGTCCAAATAGGTGATATAATTGTTAAAAATAGAGAAGGCAATAATTTAAAATATTCAACTGAGCAATTTAGTGGTGCAACACACGGAGACATAGTAACAGAAATAAATGAAGATACAATTGCAGTAATAGGAGGAAATGTAAGTGATACAGTAAAGAAAGAATATTATACTATTACAAAAGATCCTATTGGAACAGATGAAAGATTCATAACCATATCAACTAATGGAGCAATTAAAATTACTGGGGAGGCAAAACAAGAACTGGTATTTATTGCTCTAAGATGTGACGACCAATCTAAGGCCTTATTAATGGTAGAACAAGCTAAAAAGGAATTAGCACTTTGGAGTAGTAAAGGATGGAAAGATGATAACCCAGAATCATTTACAACTTTAACAAAATATTATGATGCTGCTAATCTATTCTATCCTACAGAAGGAATTCCTGCATCAACTAACCAATCAACTACTTCCTAATATATGTACTACCCAAAAACACAAATATCTACAGGATTATATACTAATGGAGGAGAACTTTCTTTTGTAAATTCTCCAACTACTTATCAAGGGTATTATTACCAAACATCAAACGGAAGGTATTTTTCGAATAAAACTCCGGATGATACTCCAACAATAGAATTATTTGCACAATCTGGAAATTCAAACTCTACTAGTTCTATGTTTCCAGAACAGATTAATAATAATAATCCATCCAATAAGCAAAATTATTATCTTATTAAAGGTATATATTCTGTTTTACCCTTACCTCAAAATACAGCACCATCACCTCCTATATCATTAAGCCCCCTACCTACAGAAGAGGATTACCAGTTAGGGGAATTTAAAAGATATTTTGCTTATAAATTTTCATCATATAAAACAGTAGAAATAGATGAATTCCAATATAACCAGTACCAAAACGAAGACCCAAGTGTCCAATTTGAATTATATACTACAACTCAACTTACTTGGTTATTAAAAGGAAATAAAGAGAAAGTATCTAAAACTAACTATAACTTAGTTAAACTTAATGAATCCAACAACAATTTACCTTACTTTTATAAATATTTTCAAGGTAAATATGATAAATACTTCCAATATAATGTAAATGAAAATTTATATAGTAATGGAAAAACAATTAAAAACTCAAAAACCGGAAAACCATATGTAGGTTATTATCACATACACCCAACTAAGGGACCAATGGTAGGAAGACAGCATATTATGGAAGCTCATGATTATTTGGAGTTTGTAACAACAGGTTCAACATTAAACCCCTTACCACCAACAACCCAATCTGGTTCATATGAAGAACCTACTAAGACGATCACAAATACATTTGGAGGTTACTAATAGGGTTCGTATATTAGGGTAAAATAAGGTTATATGTACTGGCTTGTAGAAAACGAGGAACAGTTAAATGTTTTGATAA